TGTATTCACTTATTATGAAGAAAGAAGGAGTGGGATTCAATGAGGCTAAGCAAATCGCAGAAGGAATTACTGGAGAAAGCAACGGAGAGTTACGCTCAAAACCTACAGGAAATCGTGCCGTATCTACAGAGCAGAGGTATCACGGAACAGACAGCGATTATGTTTCGCCTCGGCTTCGTAAGAGAGCCTGAGATGGGGCATGAACCTTATGTTGGTAAGTTAGCAATCCCTTACTTAACACCAACAGGTGTGATTGACATACGGTTCCGCAGTTTAAACAGTGATGGTGGTCCAAAATATATGAGCAGACCAGGAGCCACTACTCACATCTATAACATCAATGCATTGAGTAACGATTCAGATGTGCTTGCTATCTGTGAAGGTGAACTTGATACAGTTGTAGCCACACAAGCAGGGTTCAGTGCAGTTGGTTTGCCTGGTGCTAATAACTGGAAGTCTTTTTACAATCGTGTGCTGGCTGACTGGTCAAAGGTTGTGTTGTTATGTGATGGTGACAATGCGGGGCGTGAGATGGCTAAGCATCTAAGTCGAGAACTCGACAATGTGTTCCCAGTGTTCATGCCTGAGGGTCAAGATGTTAATGATGTTTACCTGACCGAAGGCGCAGAAGGTTTGCGGAAGCGAGCGGGCGTTTAAACATGATGGTAAAGAACTCATCATTTGATTTAGACTTTGGTTATGGTCGCAAAGGTGAACAATTAGTTGAGGCTTTACTAACAGAAGGCAAGACAGTAGAGGTTAAGCGTGACCGTAAATGGTGGGCAACCAACAACATTTACATAGAGGTTGAGTGTTGGTTTAACAAGAGTAAATCGTGGGAGCCATCGGGTTTGATGGTTACTACTGCTGAGTATTGGGCGTTTGTTCTTGAGCGTGGTGTTGTGATGATACCAACAGACCATCTGCACTATGCAATCAGAGAGTTTGGCAGAGAGATTACCTGCGAGATACCACCGAACTGGAGTAAAGGTTTTCTAATTACCATTGAGGACTTACTAACAACAATGAAGGAACTTAAACATGAGCAACAATAACGAATTGTTATGGGAAACTGTATACAAGGTGGCACGATACAGTGCAACAAGATGTGTGCGTATCCATCGCAACCTCGTGACTGCTGATGATGTGTTCCAGCATTTAAACCTATGGGCAGTTGAGCATTGGCACAAGATTGAGGAGTGGGAGGGGCAGGATTCTTTAGTGTTTAAACTGCGCCGAACATTTAACAACGAGAGTCAAAAGTTTGCAGCCAAAGAGCGTGCCTATAAATCTAAGTCAAGACCAGCCGATGCGTTTTACTACACACATGAGATACTTCAAGAGTTGTTGCGTGATGTGTGGAACTATGAGCAGTGGGTATCCTCAGGCACACCAGCAGATGCAGAGTTTATTAGTAAGACAAGTAAACCTAATGAGGGCATGAACAGAGAAGCAATGTTGTCAGATGTTAGCGGCTCGCTTGCCCGTTTAAACGACCAAGACAAAGAGTTATTGCGGCGTAGGTTTGATGGCGGCGGCACGGATTTCGATGTGCTTGCCATTGAGTATGGTGCCAGTGAGGAAGCATTGCGTAAGCGTGTGTCTCGTGCACTTACTAAGTTGCAAGACAGGCTAGGTGGAGAACAACCTCAATGGAACAATCGTAGATACAGGAAACCCGATAATGATTAAACCTAGATACCAACGCATGAAACCATGGAACTTAATAGGACTGCCTTTGTATTACATTGGCATCTGTTTAAACGACATAGGTTATTATATCTACCTGGCTGGAGACAAGATAATTTGGTTTAAACGCAAGCAGATTGGATACATAGATAAATGATTATTGGATTAAGTGGATACGCTCAGTCAGGTAAAGATACAGTTGCTGAGTTGTTGTGTTTAAACTACAAGTATCATCGCCGTGCGTTTGCTGACCCAATGCGTGATGCTATCTATCGTTTAAACCCATACATTATTAACGATGGATTAGGTGATGGCAGTTGGCGTGTGGCTGATGATGTTGATGAGCACGGGTGGGAGATGTCTAAGCAACACCCCGAAGTGCGTAGGTTGTTACAAGTATTTGGCACAGATGTCGGGCGTTCTATGTTTGGTGAAAACTTTTGGGTAGACATAGCGCTTGCTGGTTTAAACCCTAAGCATCGTGTTGTTCTATCTGATGTGCGTTTCCCCAATGAAGCAGAGGCAATCAAGAATCTTGGCGGTCAAGTGTGGCGTATCAACCGACACAATCACACACCAGTTAATGGACACAAGAGTGAACATGCAATGGATAACTACATGTTTAAACATGTGTTGTATAACGATGGAACCATAGATGATTTGGCTGATGAGGTATTCATGCTGGCTAAGGAATTAGGTTTGTAAAATGCAGAAGCCCCGCAAAGGACTGGAACCCTGCGGGGCTTTTGTATGGGCACCTACTGCGTGCTTCCCCTTCACATAGGAGATGCCCAATGTCTATACTCTAACACATAGTTGGACTGATACCTCGTGGGTCAGTGACCTGTAAGTTCAAGGCTCGGCGTGCTGCTTGCCTACGAAATGGCGTAGTGCCACCCCATACCCCACTCTTTTCATGGACTAGCCCCCACTCTAAGCACATCTCCATGACTGGACACTCGGCACACATGCGAGCAAAGATTCTCTCCTCCTCAGGGCTAAAGATGTCCTTGTCAGGGTAAAACAATTCAACATCTAACCCCTTACATGCAGCACTGTTGGTAAGTTCAGGATTCCAGCGCAGTTTAAACACTTGTAATTCCTTACCTCGGTAAGTAATCTCTCGTTTCTCCATGATGCGGTGGTGTTTAATCTCCATGTTAATACCAGTTCTTTGCTAAGTGATGGGCGTATGCTCTGCATATTGCACCAGTCTTGCCATATTTTCTTTCGATGTAAGCAAGTCCAGCAACCACTTGTTTAAACCCATCTTTGGTTGGCTTAACTTTTATATTGACCCATGTTTCAGGCATGAGTTGTGCGATTCCCATGGCTCCACCATTTTTATTAAGCGCAGCAGGTCGCCAGTTACTCTCTCGCATCCACAATTCATAGAGACATGGATACTGTTCAAGTTGGTTGCGTTCAGTTAAAACTTGGATTGCGTAGCGTTGGTATTCGTTGTGATAGTAAGCAATCACCTCACCTTTTGGTGCGTGTGAAGTTATCTGCACTCGTGGGTTGAACACAAGAAAGATTCCAAGGATTACCACTGTTGCAATCCATAGTCGTGCATGCGGGTGTATCTGTTTAAACATACTCAGCCTCCAGTTTTGCACGGTTTCCGCACACTCGACTAATGAAAGTCAAGATGTCCTGAGGTATGTCGGTGTCATTGCCATGACTATCAGTTAAACCCAACACAATCATGTTGCCTACGATGGTGGGTGAGTTGCCGAACATGAAAGATAGAGCGCTCGCTACTGAGTTGAGTGGTAGTTGCTTAAGCAATCCCTCCTCATTTACATAGCCTTGGCACACACCTTCACCATAAAAGTCATGCATCCTGATGGGTTCGATGAGTCCATCCACTGCTGCTTGCATGTCGGAGAGTTGTTTAAACACCTTCTCTTCGTATGTTCCATCTGCGTATAGCACTGCACCTTTAGGCATAGTTGTTCTCCTTTAGTTTGCCATCCTTGTATTCTCTGCCGACCTTGTATTCCGCACCTAGTTTGTTGACCACATTGCTAAGTTGGTTAATAAACTTAAGCCTTTGTTCGCCATTTAAATGCGCCACCATTTCGTCAGTAATTTCTGCTCGCCATATTAACTTACTCATGGCTCACCAATTTCTTGAGTTGTTGATTGCGATGGCGTAGCCATGCGTTCTCACTATTGAGTCGGATGTTCTCTTTGATTGCTAAGCCCAGCACTGTGAGCGCACCCAATAGGGCGATGATTGTGGCGATGATGTCGCCTGTTCCTAGATACATACCAGTCCTTTGTTCTGTGTAGCCCAGTTGCTACATGTCTTAGGATTCCAGTTCGTTATGTATAAGTCAAGGATTTGTAGCCACAAATAAAAAAGTTTTTTTGTTTAAACAATAACTTGCATCTTGTTAGTTTTATCAACCTCGTGGTTGATAAAACCTATCCTACCAGACCAGTCAACCTCACTGTTTAAACGAGTGTCGTGCCAGACTAACCACCACCGCCACCACCTCCGCCTTTATGTTTAAACGCTTGAAGATTGCCAGATTCCAGGTAAAAAAATAACCCCGCCGAAGCGGGGCTATTTTAATTTATAGATTAGAAGTCGAGAGTGTCCTCGCCTGCCCAGTATGCATCAACCCAATCATTACGATGTGCTTTGGTTGGTCTGCCATCATGCATTGCATAACTGCGCCAATGATTTGTATACACTTGTTTAAACGGTGTGAAGTTTTGGTGCTCCACAATCTTGCCGTTCTTAACCTTGAAGTATTCACCCTCTGATGCGGTGTATTCCCAATCAAGGTCTGAGTCCAGCATGATGGCTGCGTTGTTAATGGTTTCTTGAGTTGAGCCGTAAACAAGCGAACCTGATTTGGTTTGCCCAATCCATAGGGGTGAGGAGTTAACACGAGCAAGATGCAGTGTGTTGCCATTGCCTTGCTCAATCCAAGCCAGTGCAGCAGTGCCCTGCACACGAGACAACACCTCGGTGATAGGCGCTGCGGTAAAGGCAATCAGTGCTGCGACTGCCTCGCTGTCCACCTGACCGTGGCGCTTGACCTTGAGTTGTTTAAACAACGAGTCGTCATTGGAGATGTGCCCGTTGTGTGTCAACACAATCTTGCCACGAGGGATTGGATGGTTGTTGTTGTTGTTGCTTGGCTGACCTTGGGTTGCCCAGCGTGTATGCAAGATGGCGGTCTGTGCGTTTAAACATAGGCGCTTGCCTGCATCTGTTGTTAAGAATTTAGTTGCAGCCAGTGGCGCTTTGGTGATTACCCGATTGCCTGAGGATGGGTTAATCCATGCTGCACCAGTTGCGTGATAGCCACGATGCTCGATGTCCATGAGCATCTGCGCTGCAAGGTCGGTCTGATTCTGATTGTGCTTTGGGTTGAGGCAGAAGCCTGCGATTCCACACATAATTTATATCTCCAGTCTGCTAGTTGTTATGAGTTAAGTGTAACACATCGGCTGATAACTTTTACCAGCCTGTTTAAACGGTCGGTTGCCAATAGGTAATCGGCATCCGCTTTGTTGTATACGCCATTGAACTTGCGACCATACATGTCCACGCCTTCAATGATGTATAACATTTCGTTATCTTTCATCGTATCCATCCAATGATTCTTCGAGAGCGATTGAAGATTCATCATCATCGTTTAAACAATAGTAAGTCCATGCTCCGATAGTTAGCATCAGCAATAACAATGCTCGACCATCGAACCAAGTTAACCACCATGGCAATGCGTTCATGCTTCAGTCCTTTCGTTTAAACGGTTGACAACCTTTGCCAATCCGTTCGTGCCTGCCGAGGAGATTGCATCCTCGCTGACCCACTAGGGGCAGGCTGCCTGCTGCTTACCCGTTGAGGCTTGCTGCTCTATCCTTGAGATACTCGGCGGTCTTGAGGTCGAGATTCGATTGGATAACTAGCATGCTGAGCAGGTTGGTGCACTGCTGCAATTTATCGCCATCGCCTAACTCGGAGATATTGTCGAACACCTTGGTGGCGCTGAGTTGTTTAAACGCATCTATGAACTTTGCCCACGCCACTGCCTTGGTTCCATTGAGAGTGCCTTGGTGTAGTCGGATTTCCAGTGTGCCATGGCGCCCGTAGGATTCAAGATTGAACGATTGGTAACGGTCACCTTGGATGTCGGAGATTCTGCCATTGCGGATTCTCTCAGCATTGGAAGCAGCACGCAGTGCATCTACCGATTTGCAGTAACCGTTGTTTAAACGGCTTGGCGCAACAAGCACACCAATCGCATCGTGAAGCAGATTCCAATTTAGATACCATTGAGCGATGTTATCTTGGCTCAAGCCTTGTGCTCCGATGTGAACATGGAAGCCAGTTGTGCGGTCAACCTTGCCACCTGCTCCGAGAAGCAGGCGGGCAACGGTTGATGCCTCGTTTAAACGGATTGGGTCGAGGATTGGAGATACAACCTCGGCTCCACGAACTGAGCCATCGTAAACCGATGACCAAGCCTCGTGCAGTTGGTGTTGGCTGCGTGGCTCGATGCACTCGATGCCTCCACGATTAAGCGCTGCTGATGCTGCAGATGTCGAGATGCCTGCGACCTCGAACTCTAATCCAAATGTTGTCATGGCTTATGCCTCCAACATGTTTAAACGGCAAGCAGGGCAGATTGGAGCGCCTAGATTGTCGAGGGTTGAGCGAGAGACACGAGCGATGTATCCATCGTTTAAACATGCAACCTTAATCAAGCGAGTTGTCTGCTTGGTCGCTGCTGCGATTTCGATTTTGGCATGTGGATATTCGCCGAGTGATTCGAGGATTGATTCAGCCCATGCAGGCAGGTCGGTCAACGGTTGAGCAACGCTTGGAGCCATGGAGCGCCAGTTGCCAGTCTGAGCGACTCGGAGCAGTGGGATGATTGCCTTGGCAACCTCGGATGCTTGGTCAACGGTTGGAGCCACGAATATCTCAGCAGTAAAATCTTGAGATGCAGTTGGTGGCACGATTGCTGCAGTTGAAGCCTTGCGACCAGTTTTTGGTGGGAAGCCACAAGATAGGCGAATTGCAGATTCCTCATCGCCTCCATTTTGGATTGTTGCAGCGATTGGTCGGCGAGCAGCAGTTGCAAATGCTGCGAGCCATTGTTCACGATTACGCATTGTTTAAACCTTCCAGTCGGTAGTGGATTGTTCCACTGTGAGCATGAAATCCGATGAAAGTGAACGGATGGTTAACAGAAGGTGAACAACAGGTGAACAGTAGATGAACAAATCCGTCTCACATAGTGAGATGCCAAGCGTGCGTGCCAAGCCAAGCAGCGCTGCGATTGCTGCTGCGATTGCTAGGTCGGGGCGAGATTGATGGGAGCAGCGAGTCAGCAGCAAGCCAGCAGATAGTGCTTGCCTGCCCTAGTTTTGCAAGCAGCCAGTGCAGAATCAGCAAGCAAATGCATGCAAGCAAAGCAGCAAGCAAATGTTTGACCCCAGGTTTTTAAATGTATGTGTGTATGTGTGTATGTGTATCTACACACATAACTTTGATAGCCCTGGGGTCTGCACGCTCTGACCTGCGGTTTTACCTGAAAGGTAAACCGTTACAAAAAAGTTACAAATAAAGTGTCCAATAAGTGTCTCTTGGACACCTAATAGTATATGTAGGGCAAAATAATGGTCGCCCTACGCTAAAGTTCATAGGCAGCCCAGAGGCTGCCCCCTAGTTATTGCCCTAACCTACGGCTTCCGCCTTAGGGCTACAGCCTACGGTTAGGAAAGGATTAACTGCAATGCTTCCATAAGGTCGCATTGCTACTACGCCTATGGAAAGAAAAAGAGTTACTGCTGCATCCCATAAGTCGGATGCCATAAAGAAGCAGATTATAGATTTTTTAATGCAAGGCTACTCGGTCCAACGAGCCATGGATGCCGTTGGGAGAAGTGTCAAGACTTACGAGTATTATCGTAAGACAGACCCTGACTTT